GCAAGAAAACCTGCTTCAGTTTTATTATCGGCATGAGCATACCCACTAAGTTGACCAATATACCCAAACGGATCATCATCCGTAATAGTACCATTTTGAAATTTCTTAAACGCATAACTAGATGCACTCTTAACGTCAACAGTAACACCTTCAATCTTACAATCAATATGGCCCACGATGCCTTCAACTTGTACTTTACTTTGTTCATGTGTCACCTTGTATCCTGATTCTTTAACTAAGAAAAGAAGTAAAGCTTCGATGATATCACCAAATAAAAACTTAATCCTTACGTGTGGTTCTAACTCTTCTTGAGGTGAACCATTTAACTCATGCCACAATTGGCACTCAGGTTTACCTATGTTAGACATACGTAAAGAACTTCTTGGTACTCTATTCTTAGATAAGAGTTGTTTATGTACAGAATTTGTAATACTTTTATTTAACTCATTAACATTTTTATCATTAAACTTTCCTATACCGTTAGCTACAGTATGATAAATATCCTTAACTAAGTTTTCTAAAGACATAGAACTCTCCTTTAAAGTTAGCCTACCACCTCTTCACTAACACCCAAGGCTATTACACTAATTAATATGAAAGGAATCTCGCTACCTTGGCCCATTACTTTTACTTACTCGTCTTCAAAATCAGAATCAAGAATGTCTTCTAACTCGTCTATACCCTCCTCTCCCCAATCATCTTCATCATCTGTAACATACTTAGCTAAGTCTGTTACAAGAACTTTGTTAACACCTACACCTACTCCTGCTTTACCTCTAAAGCTCCACTCGTAGGCAACCAGTTTAACTTTAGCTTTAGTACCGTTTCCTATTTCACCAGGGTCTACTTCTTCTACTCCATTTTTAAATGATACTTTAATAGGAAACTTAGACTTACCTGTAACAAACTCCTTTCTATCAGGGTAGTCTTCGTTCTTACGTGGATCAGTTTTAATACTGACACCAAGGTCTTCTAATGTTTTAACAGCAGAAGGATTTAATTCTCCTAGATCAACCTGGTATTTACCAGACATCTCATTAACGGTTGCAAGGTTAGGCCAGTACAAAGTAGCTTCAATAATAGCAGATTGTGTTTGCTTACCCATTGTTTTCTATCTCCTTTACGAATGGGGTTATCTCTAACTGTACTAATAGTATAAGCTATACTAATTGTGTTGTCAAGTATGTTAATGTGTTTCTGCCCAATTATTTCCAGTACGGTACTCAGCATCAAGCGGTGTGTTTAACTTGAAGTGCTTACCAGCTTGGATAATAGATTGCTTTACAAGTTCACCTACTTCATCAGCGTGATCCTTTCGTACTTCTATTTGAAATTCATCATGTACGATAGCTACTTGTCTAGCATCAAGTTTCTTTTGTGAAACCCAATGATGCCAGAGTATCATAGCATACTTCATAATGACAGCTTCACCTCCTTGTAAGTAACAACTCAAGGCAAAATGTTCTGACTTGATGGGGATGCGTCTACCGTCAAGTCCGACCATGAATCCAAGTTTAGCTGCCCTTGCCGCTCGTTGTTTAAGTGCGGATAAAGCTGGTAAAGAATCGAGGAAAGTCTCTTTAACTCTACGTCCATCTG